GCTCACACGGAGTACCAGAAGGATCCTATGGGGTGGATCCGCGACAAGCTCGGGGTGCCGGAGCACACGCTACGCTGGAGCCTAAACGACGGCTACGGAGCTCACGAGTGGGACGGCACCGTGGACCCTCTCGCCGAGGTGCTTGAGGCGCTTGCCAGGTGGGAGGACGTGGGGGTTGAGAGCGGCACGGGCACAGGCAAGACGTTCCTCGGGGCAGCGGTTGTGCTGTGGTTTCTGGCGTGTTGGGAGGACTCGATCGTCGTCACGGCGGCGCCGAAGCTCGCGCAGCTCACGAAGCACATCTGGAAGGAGATAGGTGTGTTGTGGCCGCGTTTCCTGGAGCACTTCCCTGAAGCTGAGCTGTTGGCATCTGGCGCTATCCACATGAGGCCGGGCATCGAGGAACGGGAGTCGTGGGCGGCTACGGCGTTCGGTTGCGGGGTGGGCGCAGCCGAGGCGTCAGCTACGAAGGCACAGGGCTGGCACGCGGAGCATATGCTGATTTTGACGGAGGAGACGCCAGGCGTTCACCCGGCGATCATGGTGGCCTTCGAGAACACGTGTTCGGCGCCTCACAACCTCCGGCTCGCGTTCGGCAACCCTGACTACGAGGAAGACGAGCTCCATCAGTTCTGCCTGCAACCTCATGTGGCCCACGTCCGTGTCAGCGCGTTGGACCATCCCAACGTCGTTGGCGACGAGTCAGGCGTCGTCCCTGGTGCTGTCAGTAGGGAGGCGATCGATCGCCGCAAGGGGCTCTACGCGCACATCCCGGCGATGTACCAGTCGAGGGTACGGGGTATCAGCCCCAAGCAGGCTACAGGCGTCGCTCTGGGCTTCGTGGAGGCCGACCACATGGAGCATACGTCGGTGGAGACGCTGACCGACCAGAAGTGGCCGATGTTCGCCGGCATTGATTTCGGCGCATGGCGTTTCAGCTTCGTGCTGGCAGCCAGTGACCGTGCCAGGCGGCTGCACATCTTGGACGAGCTCTTCAGCCAGCAGGAGACGCTGACTGCGCGTGCGGAGGCGATCCATTATCTCTTGGACAAGCACGACGCTCCGGCGAGGACCCCGATCTGGGGGGACAGCGCCAACCCACAGGACATCATGGAGATCAACGCGGCATTCAGGAAGCTGGGCAGTCCCTACGTGGTCCGGGCGGTAGCCAAGACCTCTGCGGAGGGCAAGAGCTTCCGTGCTGCCTGCGTCGAGCGCCTGAACGACCTACTCGGCCGGCGAGCGCTGCTGTTCGACCGGGATCTCGGCAAGGGGCAGGAGTGGTACAAGGGCGCGTCTGTCGCGAGTCAGGGGCGCATGGTGAAGGGCTCACGGCTGCTGTGGGAGATCCGCAACTGGCGCTACCCTGACCGGCAGAGTGGGCGTGCCCAGCACCAGGACGCTGACGACGACACTGCGGATGGCGCTGACGCGATAGCGGCCTTACGCTATCTGGTGATGAGCTGGTGGCGTGCTGCGAGCTTCACTGCACCGCCTAAGCGTGCTGTACGCAACCGCGACACCGGGCTAGAAGATCGCCTAGAGCGTATCGCGAAGGAAAACCGTCAACTAACGAGGCATCCATTTTGAGCAGCGAGTCCCGTGCGGAGAGGCGCCGCGAGCAACGCGGTGGCAACTACCTGAAGAAGACGACGACAGTCGAGGACCAGCAGAAGCTGATCACGATATACCACGAGCGGCTGGTCTCTCCCAGGTTCCAGTACCTGGAGGAGTACGTGTTCTACCGGAAGATGTGGCCTCACCAGAAGGCCTACTACCATTGGCTCAATCTCAAGAGCTGGAGCAAGGCTCGCTGGCGTGCGTTCGGGAAGTGGCGTTACGTTCAGCGCTGGCACAAGGGGAACGACAAGGAGAGAGGGTTGTGAAGGCTGACCTGAAGCTCATCGACGGTGGCCTGTCTACCGGCAATGCGGAGAAGTCGAGCATTGCGGGTGCCGCCATGTCCGACTCTACCGGGTTCGCCGAAACCACGCTAGCAGAGCGCTTGCTCGACCTCGGGTTGAGCGAAGACGCGCTGACGATGGACGGCTACGATGATTGCGCGATGGGGATCCTAGAACGCTTCGGCATGACGCCGATTGTGATCTACGACAAGGAGGGGGTCCTCCAGAAGCTCATGGACAATGGCTGCGACACCTACGAGGAGGCCCTTGAGTTCTACTCGTACAATCAATTAGGTGGCTGGCATGGCGACGGCACGCCTGGCTTCCTTGAATGGCTGCCAGAGCTATGAGGCTGCCCTGGGTGTCACGCACCGCCTACGAGCTCCTGCTGGACGAGCGCGACCGTCTCAGGGCCAAGGCCGACGCATGGGAAGACCACTCGCGCCGCGTGACTCGCTCGCAGCAGGGCTTGACCGAGCTACCAGCGGGACGCAAGAAGGCGCACGAGCCCCTACCCTCGTCCCTGAGCCGTATCATCAGTAAGTTCGACAGCGAGCATACCCGCCAGGGCCTTCGCAACAGCGCTAGGTTGGCGCACCACCGGGAGGGCAAGGCGTGGAGCGAGATCCAGGCAGAGCTAGAGCATAGTGTTGGCTGACTCATCCCCGATGTGTATATTGAATTATGGCGTCTCCTCTTAATACGACAGTCACGTCTTCGGGCCACTACGGTGGCCCTGACGCGGTAGGGTCTCCGCCCAACAACGAGGCTGACTCGTTGTCTATCGACCCCAGGGAAGTTGCACGCGAGGTCGCCGAGTTCCACCGCAACGGGCTCAGCAGCCGGCGCTTCCACGACCTGACGGCCGAGAAGTACCTCATCCACATAGATGGGGAGGGGGACAATCAGTGGGCCGATCTGTATAACGGCGAGCGGATCCAGATCCCACACAACCTGAGCGGCGTGCCTAGGGCCCAGAACAACCTGCTGCGTCCGATGGTGGACAACATGGTCGCCTACCACACGACGATGCCGTTTCGGTACGTGGTGGATAGTAGGCCAGATCGCCAGTCTCGGGAGTCAGGCGCGATCGACCAGGCGTTCGCGAACTACATCACGAAGGAGCAGAACCTCAATAGTCTGTTCGCCGAGGCGATGTATATGGCAGCGGCCTACGGGCACTGCCCCATCCACGCACACTGGCGTGACGACCCCCAATTCGACGCCTACCAGCCGGTACACGCGGAGGGTATGCAGGGGCCGATGCGTGGCACCATTGATTGCTGGGTCGGCGACCCGTTCGATACCGTCTACAGTACTGGCGCGACACGCGGCCGCATCGAGAAGATGACCTATGCTCGCATAGTCAGCGCGGAAGGCGTCAGGCAGGCGTTCCCCGAGGTGCCCGGCATCGAGGGCTCGACCAAGCTAGCCTCCAGTAGCAGGTTCCAGCGCACCGTGCGTAAGTGGCTGATGGCAGGCAACAGCATCCACGGCACAGCAGCTCTGATGAGCGGGCAGGGCGGCGACGAGCTGATCGCGCTGATCTACCGCGAGATCCCGGCTGGTGTCGATACTAAGTATCCGGCGGGCCGACTCACGATCGTGGCGCTCAACGGCAGTGCATCAACCGACGCGGCAGACGCCTCGGGCGGTGGCGCGGCCGGCGGCTACGGCAACGCGCTGCTCCTACACGACGGCCCGCTGCCTGGCGGCGTGCTGAGCTCTGTGCAGGTCTACAGCGCGAATCGCTTCGATGACGTGCTGGGCAAGCCGTTCGTGGCCGACCTCGACGAGGACCAGGTCCAGCTCAACCAGCTCGAAACGCTGGTGAACGAGTTTGTAAGGCGCAGCGTCAGGGCCCCACTGGTCACGGCAGGGGTCATAGCCGACGACTCGGCAGCCTATATCGACGACGGCGAGATCGAGATCGACCCCGGTACGGGCTTCATCCCCCAGTACCTGGAGCTCCCGAGCAGGCACATCCCGCTCCTGGAGCACAAGATACAGCGCATCGAGGCCGGCCTCTTCCGCAAAGGTGGCTGGCAGGCTGCTAGCAGAGGCGAGAGCCAGCCATACGACGCGGCTGCTAAGGTTGTGGCGCTCGCTAGGGCCGACGACACGGTGCATGGCCCAACCAACCAACGCTTCCGCGAGAGCGCCGAAGGGTTCATGGGCATCTGCTGGCAACTGATGAAGCAGTACGGCGACGTGCCGTGGCTCGTGGATGTCGCTGGCGACGAGATCATGCACTTGATCAAGCCCTACATAGGCAGGAGCCAGCTCAGCGAGATGAAGCCGATGTACCGGCTCACGAGCGGGTTCGGCGCCACCACGGAAGCCAAGGCCCAGCAACTGATGAATCTCTGGCAGATGTTCGACCCAACGACGGGCGAACGAGCGATCTCGACCAGACAATTCAAGAAGCAGTATCCCGACAGGAGCCTATGGCCTGACGAGCTCGACCCAGAGGAGATGCGCGAGCGCAGGGCGAAAGTCGTCAACCAGGGTATCCGCGAGGTGGTCAAAGAGTTCAGAGAGCAGTATGGTTTACCGCAGGAGGAGGTCACCGGCCTGGGCGACCCAACGGTCGAACAGGCAGCTCAGTACCTCTGGCCCATGCTCGACAAGCAGTATCCGATAATGATGGACGACAACTCGACAGCACACCTCGAAGCGTTGTCTACGATGACACAGGACGAGAGCGAAGATTCGATCGTGAGGCGCATAGCGATGCTCCGACAAGACCAATTCTTCCAGTGGCTGAGCGGCCAGCAAGTGGCTCAGGACGCTCGTGGCGCCGAGCCGCCAGCCCCAGCACCCGGATCGCCGGCTGCTGGGCCGGCTGGACCCGCCGCTGGACCCGCACCGCCCGCTGCTGGCCTCGCCGCCACCCCAGGGGCAGGGACCGCAGGAACGTCTAGGAACAAAGTGGCAAACCTAACGGCCGCAGCGCGTGAAGGCGCGGTCTAACCAGATGAGAGACCATGACTGAGATAGCCGCCGCCGCAGAGGCCCCGGAAGTCGTTGAAGCCCCGGTAGTCGTAGAGGCCCCAGCAGAGGGGCCCCGTACCGTATCGGACATCAAGAGATCCGCACGGGAACGTCTAACCGCGAAACTTGAGGCGGGCGAACGTGCCCGCACACCAGCAGGATCACCCGAGGGTGGTCAATTTACGAAGGAAGAAGCCGAGGAGTCGCCCGCAGAGGGCTCCCCCTCCGGCACCGAAGACCTCGACACCATAGCCGCCTCTTCACTTTCTGGGGAGGTTGTGGCCGAGGCCACGGAGACCGAACAGGCCATCACCCCTGTTTCTACATCCGTGACAGTCCCCGTCGCAGACGGTCATCCCCTGCGACAACGGGGGCGCGAGGCGTTCGAGGTAGCTCCTGAAGATGAACGCGATCTCAGGGCGCTCTTGAACAGCCACACCCGTAGGGCCGAGCTCGACCAAGCCTCACAGAAACTCGACGCTGTCGGAGCGCAACTCATAGAGTCCCGCGCCGACGCTGACTACTGGAGGACCCAGGCGAGCTCTGGCGGTATCCTGAGCACGGAACAGGAGTCCACATACAAGGACATACTAAACACCTACGGGGAAGCCGACGCCAGCATCTACCGCAACGGCATACTCGCCACTACCGGCAACGAAGGGCTCGAACAGGCGAAAGCGGAGGCGCGTCAAACGTATGTGCAAGGAGCGGCGGTCGAAAAGGCCAACCAATTCGCACAGGACGCGATCAACGACGCGATGACGGGTAATCCGAACACTAAGGTGCCCCCGCAGTATCCGCTCTGGAACGAGACCGAAGTGAGGCAGGTTCTATCGGGCTACGGCTCGATCTGTCAGGCCAGAGGTGAGACACCGACACCTAACGGGTGGTACACGTATGCGAACGCTGCATACGGGTCGAAGCCGGAGGTGGCTGCGAAACAGAATGCTCGGGCTGCCGAAGTCAGGGAGCAGGAGCTGATGGCAGCGAAGGCGAAGGTCACCAAAGAAGCGCGGCAGCGTGAGACGAAGAGTCTCGAAGACGCTGCCACTCGTCACGCGACAAGGCCGGGGGTAGTCCGAACTACAGCAGGGGTGCGCGACGCTGGCACGCCGGCCGAGAACAGGGAGATCAACAAGATGACTCCCAGTCAACAGAAACGAGCACGCAGGACCCGCGTAAGGACGTGGGGCCAGCAGTCTCAATAGATAGGGATAGAAAACAATGGCATTAGGATCACAAGTCGGGAACCTTGAGGCGATTACCGACCTCACGGGACTCGTACATGAGATTTATGCCGGCGAAGTTAAGCCGAACGTCTCCAGTTGGTCACCGACCAGCCAGCTCTTCCAAGAGGCTGGTGCAGGTGACTACAGGATGGACGGTGAGAAGTTGGTATTCTCCGCAGACCTGACCTACGCAGGTGGGGCCCAGGGATCTGACGGGAACCTTCCAGACCATCAGTACGTTGATGCGGTGGAAGGCGAAACCACGCCGGCACGACTCTACGTTCGTAGAGCGATCGACAACTTCATTGAGAAGCGGGCAGTGCGCGGACCAGGCGCGTTCGGGGACCTACTAGGTCGGATGTTCGACCAGATGTGGGACGCCTTCGGACGAGCTCAGATCCGTCACGCGGTCGGCACCTCAAACGGGACGTTGTGCAAAATCTCGTCCCGCACGTCTTCAACCGTGTTCGTGGTCAAGGATGGTTACGGCCACGCGGGCACACCGCCACTGCTTCACATCGAGCCCGGCATGATCCTTAACTGGGTCGATGTGAACGCCAGCAACGCGCTGGCAGGGGCGGGAACCGTAACGGCTGTCGCGTACTCGACAAACACGGTGACGGTGAGCACTGCTGGAACATGGGAGCCCGGCAACGCTGCGGCAGCTAACGATCTGATCGTTAACGCCACTACACCGAACATCTCGACTGACTACTTCGCATCTGAATACACCAACGCTCCTAATGGCCTACTGAATATTGTAGACCCGGACGCGGATGCGACGACGGTGTTCAACATCAGCCAGTCCTCGTATCCGAGGTGGACGCCTTACCGTAAGGCCTCGGCCACTTTTGATCACATCGAAGTGACAGAGCATTTCCGGCAGCTCAGAGCGAAGAGCACCTCACCTGTAGGACCAGCCACCCATGTGTGCTGCGCCCAAGGTGGAGTGATCGCAGAGCTCGCTAGGACGCTCGTAGGGTTCCAACAGCAGACCCAGCTCGGACGCACGTTCGAGGGCGGCTATGAAGCCGTTCGGATCGCCGGCATGGACTTCATCGAAGATGATTGGCAGATCCATGACGTGCTGTACACGTTGTCGGTGGAAGACCTGTTCAGGGTCGATCTCGACGGCGAAGCCGACTACTTCGCGGAGGACGGCAGTCAGTTCAGCCGGCTGAGCGACTTTGACGGCAAGGAATGGTACGTGAAATCGTACCTCCAGAACTTCAGTGATCGCAGGAACAGACACGCCGCGTTGACGGGCATTTCGCTTGCCAACGTAACGGCGTCTGACTTTAGCCCAGTGCCTAGCTGATAGGCTGCTGGGAAACGAAATGGGTTGTTGGGCGGGGGGCACTAGGTCCCCCGCCCAGCCTCTAACGCCTTCAGGGCAAGGGACCTAGGAAATGTCAAGTCAGGAATTGAATAACCGACTTCGGAATGCTTTGCGCGAAGTGAAGTATTCTCAGGAGCTACGGGATCTCATTAACCACACGACCGGCTCTGTCTACTATGTGGATTCGGGTAGTGGCGCCGCAGCTAACACAGGGGATGCGTCGGATGAGGCGCTGATCACGATTGACGCCGCCATCAACAAATGCACGGCGAGCAAGGGCGACATCATCTACGTGATGCCGGGCCACGCGGAGACGATCAGCAGCGCCGCAGGTATCGCCGCAGACGTGGCGGGCATCAGCATCATCGGCCTGGGTCGCGGCACCGACCGCCCACAGGTCACGCTCAGCGCCACGGACTCGACCGTCACGGTGACGGCGGCCAACGTGAGCATCCAGAACATCCACTTCATCAACGATATAGATGCGTTGGTTGTGGGCATTCCTGTGACAGCAGCTCACTGCCGGATCCAGGGCTGCCTGTTCGACGACGCTACGGCATCGAAGCAAACGATCCACTGGATCACGCTCAGTGCCGCTGCGGACTACTTCGAGTGCATTGGATGCGAGAACCACGGCAGCGACACCGCCGGGGCCACCGCGTTCATCACCGGAGCGGCGGCAGACCATGTCACGATTCGTAGCTTGGTCAGCCACGGCGACTTCGCTGCGGCTAACATCGACATGAGCGCTGCGTGGACTGACTGCCTCATCGAGGACTGCGCGTTGGAGAACGCCAACGGCGTTGACGTGAACATCGAGGGATTCAGTGCTGCCACGGGGCAGGTCAGGTACAACAGTTGCATGATTGCAACGAACGGTCAGGTCACTTGGATCAACACCCCCGGAACGCTGGCTTTGTTTGAGAACTACGGGGTGAACCTAGGCGGCGAGACTGGCATGATCATCGGCACGGCGAGTAGCTGAAGGTGATAGCAACTGTGGGTGGGGCACGGCAGGAACGTCGTGCCCCACACGAGTTCTCGGATGCGGTTGAGCTGCACTTCAGGAAGAGCGGCCGGCACGCGAATATCGTGTGGATCCCTGAGCCCGTGTGTCAGTGGCAGATACGGATCACGCTCAGACCGGACGACCCGGTCCTTGCGGCGTGGCGGGCCGGCGAGCTGGAAGAGGAGCCGGTCGAGACGGTCGAGATCACGTTCTACGACGAGGAGGCCGGGCTGTATGTCGGCCGAGAGCTGGACGAGCTCGGCGTGAGCGGCTTGACTGAGATGCTGGAGAAGGGTGATATGTGGAGCGGGCAGGGCCGCTTCGGCTCGATCCAAGACGCGCTGACTTGGCAGGTGGAGAATCAGCGCAATACGCAGGAGCGTCTACGCAATGCGATGCGTGACGAGGCTATGGCGGTTGGCAGGGCTGTGCGTAAGCGCGTGACCGGAGAGCCGATACTGCCTGTAGGTATAGACCTATCAACAACAACGTCCCCTCCCGACAAGCGGGGGCCGACACAGGAGACACCATGAGACGGCAGAGACTCAACAGCATCAGCGGCCTACGTCCGCGCACGGTATACGGCGCGGACGAGAAGATCATCGGCACCCACACGGACGGGCGCCCGATTGTCCAGCGTGTATTCGTGAAGGAAGAGAGGCACCCGGTCCTAGACGGAAGGGGCGAGCAGAGGTGGAAAATGAACCAGATGGGGATCCCCACGGTGCCCATCTTCGAGATGCGTCCCAGGGAAGTGACCGAGGAGTATGTCTACGATGAGCTCAAGACGGGTCACAACCACAGGAACCACCACTTCCGCACCGATCCCGCAGAGGTCGAGCGCAGCGCGAAACGCGATCGTGTGAGCAACTTGCAGGAAGAGTTCTTCGAGGCCGCCGAGGCTCGTGGGCTGACGGCAGACCAAATCACGGACTTCGTTGCCGCCGGCCGCAAGGAGGTGGACGCCGTGGAGGACCGCGTCGCACCACGCAAGTCCAAACAGCGAAAGGCGGCGACCGGGTAGATGTCCGTACTCACCAACCTCGCGAGTATGCAGCGGGCCTTCTACAGGCTGACGGATACCGCTGCCGACGACGATAGTCTAATCGAGCACGACGACTCGACGCTGGAGGGTGTGAACCAGTTTCTTCAGTACGGGGCGAACGACGCGCAGGACTATATGATGGACTGCGGGCTCAGCGATCGGTGGGTATCACAAGCGACAGCGATCACCTCTTGGAGCGGTACGGAGTCAAACGACGGCGGCCGCTACAAGCCGCTCGAAAGCGACTTCTTCCGGCTTTCCGGTGACGACGCGACGAGTGCGCTCAGGAAGATCGACGGCACGCGCTGGGGACAACTGGTAGACTTTCGGGACAGGTTCAAGGTGAGGGGCAACCGCTATTGGTTGCAAGGCACGAACCTGTGGATTGCCCGAGGCGCCAACCCGCCGGCATCGCTCATCTACGACTACCATCACAGGATCGCCACCCTGTCGAGCGCTACGGTGGACTTCCCGTCCGAGGATCGCCCGCTCATTGTCGCCTACGCGGCCGAGCGTGCGATGCAGGACAGTTGGCTGCCTGGCGGCCAAGAGATGATGGTTAAGCTCTCGGCTAATCGCAGGGCGTGCGAGCAGCGTGCGTTCCGGCGTGCTCGCCGTAGCAGGACCATGCGGAAGCTCAGGCCGAAGCCAACGATCGGCACACATTATTTCACATAGGGGATCATCATGCTTGGCTTCAACGCAAGTCAGTATGTCAAATTAGTCGCCACGGGCGAGCACGCGGGCAGCACTTCTGCCGACCAGCTCCCTGACATCACGGCGAAAGCCGTCAACATCAAGGCCGTGCTCGGCAACTCGGGCAACGTCTACGTGGGCTTCGCGGGCGTTACGGTGGTGAACGGTACGACGGATGTCACATCGGGCTGGGAGCTCAACGCTGAAGGCGAGACCGGCTGGATCCCGGTCGGGAACCTGAACAATCTCTATATCATCTGCGACAACGCAGGTGACGATATCGTGTACATGATAGCGAGGTAGCCCAATGGCCGCGTTCGGCATCAAGGCGATTCAGCCGCAAGACAACGAACATATCTTCGGGTTCGCGACGGCGCGTGGGACTGCCGACGACAGCCTCCTAGAGGTGTGGAACGGCCCAACGAACGCCGACCTCGTGTACACTCTCGACAAGGAAGGCCAGCACCAGAGCGCGAGCGGCTCTGCTGCGCGGCCGACGTACAGCTTTGAGGCTGATAAGGATACCGGCAGGTATCTGTCAGGCGCGGCTTCGATGCTCGATGTGGTCTCTGGCACGGCTGTAGGCACATGGACGGCGGGCAAGCTCACGCTGGTTCAGCTTCAGGTGGACAACCTCAATCTGAACGGCAACACACTGAGCTCGACTGCCGGGACGGATCTGCTCATCACGCCACTGAGCGGCCAACAGATCGTGCTCGACGGCGCGATAGTGATCGACGCCGGGGTAGTGACCGGGGCGACCTCCATCACCTCGACCTCGTTCGTAGGAACGCTCACAGGGGCCTCTACGGCCACCCTAGTGACCGTGGTGGACTCAACCGACACGACCGCCTCCATCGCGATGTTCGACTCGGCTACGGGAACCCTAGCAGCGAAGACCGACGCGGGCCTGACCTATAACGCCGGTACAGGAGTGCTCACAGCTACGGGTTTCACTGGCCCGCTCACAGGGCTAGCGTCCACATCGACCCTAGCTAGTACGGTTGTCGTCGTAGACTCGACAGATACCAGTTCATTCATCGCCATGTTCGACTCTGCTACCGGGTCGCTAGCCGCGAAGACCGATGCTGGTCTGACCTACAACGCCGGCACTGGGATGCTGACGGCCACGGGCCTGACCGGCCCGCTCACGGGCCTAGCCTCTACAGCTAGCGTTGCCACGCTAGCGAACACCGTCGTTGTGGTGGACTCGTCCGACACGACCTCCTTCCCCGCTTTCTTCGACTCGGCTACGGGCAGCCTCGCAATCAAGACCGACGCATCAAACCTCACCTACAACGCTGGCACCGGGATCCTGACGGCGGCTGGGTTCGCAGGGCCACTTGTTGGAGACGTGACTGGTGATCTCGCAGGAGACGTGACTGGCAATTCGGACACTGCCACCCTCGCCTCCACGGTCACCGTGGCTGCCTCTGGTGGGGACACGACTTCGCATATCGCGATGTTCGACAGCGTCAGCGGCTCGCTTGCAGCAAAGACAGACCCCGGCATCACGTACAATGCGACCTCGAATGTACTGACTGCTGCCGGGTTCGCAGGCCCGATCACGGGCGCGGTGACGGGCAACGCCGACACGGCGACTCTGGCGTCCACGGTTACGGTGGCGGCAAGCGGTGGCGACACGAGCTCTCACATCGCGATGTTCAACAGCGCCACCGGCTCGCTAGCAGTATTGACTGATCCGGGCATCACCTACAACGCTGGTACGAACGTACTGACATCGACGTTTGCCGGGAACATTACAGGCAACGTCACAGGGGACGTGACCGGGGACCTCGAAGGGGACGTGACCGGCAACTCGGACACGGCCACTGTCTCGTCCACGGTAGTAGTGGTGGACAGCACGGACGCCTCGTCCTCCATCGCGATGTTCGACTCAGCTACGGGAAGCCTAGCCGCGAAGACGGACGCGGGGCTCACATACAACGCTAGCACGGGAATGCTCACGGCCACGGGCCTCACTGGCCCGTTAACTGGCGTAGCTGCTACTGCGACTGCCCTAGCGACTGCTCGGACAATCGGCGGCACGAGCTTTGATGGCACGGCCAATATCGCAGTGGCTCTCGCGACCTTGGCGACTACAGTCACTATCACGGATAACGAAAGCACCGACGAAGACAACGCAATTATCTTCACCGCTGGTGGGGACGTAGACGGTGGGAACCTCGGCCTGGAAAGCGATGGCACGCTGACGTACAACCCGTCCACTGGCAAGGTTACAGCCACTGCGGTAGACGCTCAGACACTAGTCGTAGACACCACCAGCACCTTGACCGGCGCAGTAACCGCCTCCTCCACGGTGGGAATTACAGGCGTCACAACCCACGGCGGCAATGTGGTGTCAGATACTGACTCCACGGATGATCTCGGCACGACAGGGGTGCGTTGGGCGAATCTTTATGTAGACGATGTTGTGGCAACGACAACCGTCAAACCCGGAACCCTAGTCCTAGCAGCAGGCTCCATCACAGATACGTCTGGTGCCATCACGTTCGGTAACGAGAATTTGGTTACCACGGGTACGTTTGGTGCTGCTGCAACTACGCTCTCCTCCACCCTAGCAGTCACGGGCGCGACCACGCTCTCCAACATCCTCTCCATTACCAGAGCCGACGCGGGAACCGCCATTGGCGCGACGATACGTGTCAATGCGGTTGGAGCCAATACAGGTTACGGAATGTACATTGAGGCCGAGGCTACGGCAGCGACTTCCTACGCCCTACAGGTTCGCAACTTGGCAGCGAACGTCCATTACCTCCACATAGCCACGGAGACGGCTTACGCCGGAAACGTCGGGATCAACACGAACACACCAGCCTACAAGCTTCATGTAGCTGGCACGTTGGGCGTCACGGGGAACACTTCGTTCAACGCGACCTATCGCATGGCCGCAGTAGGGCTCTCGGAATACGCCACGAACGGGAACGGCAACTTCCCAATCAATTTCCGTGGCTACAACGACGGCACGACCCAATTCCGTGACTTCACCGTGTACGACGGCAAAGAAACGGCCATCCTCACTGTTGACGGAAGCGCGGCGACCGTAGCCCTC